AAATATTCAGTCCAATTAACCTCTTCTTTTCTTACCGCCTCTTTTTCCACCACGTTTTTTCTTTTTACTCATTCTCGCCATCTTCTGACCCTCCTTGTTTTAATTGGACCACTTCACATTGTAGTCCAAATCGTTTTATGTACTTATTTTGTTGTGCCTGTGCGGCCTTGATTGTTGGATAGAAACATTTGGTGTATTTGTAAATACCACCTATCCAACTTGGTAATCTCACTTCGACTATCCATTCACCCTTGTGTTGTAGACCCCACATCTTTTTGGAACTGACTAACTGTCTCTGTATGCCATTAGTTTCAACCTTGTCCGACACCCTGTTATAAACATTCGGTCTGGCCATTGTTATCTTTCTCTGATGGCTATCTTGTATAATGCTGTGACTGGATCTTTTTCCACTTTGTAGACTTCATAAGTCAATGAATCAAATGTGATCCTGTCTTGTGGTTTTGGTGCAAAGTCTAAATCTTTGCCTGGGATTAGAATCTGTCTGTCTGTGTTCTGTGCTTGGCCTGCCGTGATTCGTTCTTCTTCAAACTTTGTGACTAGACCTGTCAGTGTGCTTGTGATAGTTGTTTCTGTGGTTGTTCCTGTGGTCGTGTTATAACCACCTGCTGAAACTTGAACATATGAAATTGAAATGGGTATGTCACCCAATGCACTAAAGGCTGAGTTCGCCGCGTTCTGGATAGTGGCTCTTAATCCCATTGTTAAGACCTCACTGTTCTATTTTGACCAATGCCTCCAGAGCCTGCGTTTAATGGTGCAATGTAGTCACCATATTTTCTTAAAATTGAATACACACTTGATCTGATAACACCTTTGGATATTCTTGAACTCTGATCCATAGTCAATGATATACCTTGTACCATAATCTGTTTGAAGCCTGCCGTGTCATCATCAGCGGTTGTGTCTTCTGCTGAAAGTAATCTGGCAAATTCTGCTGTGGCATCTTTTACAAATTGTGGTATCGTGTCATTGTCAATTGTGTCTACTAGACCTGATGCATATTTTCCATCTTTGAGAACACCCGTTCTTGGCCAATGTAATGCCTGATCTGAATTTTTTTCGTGTCCTAGGAAAACAAAATGTTCATCTATCAATCTAGTCGCCATCACTAGCAATCTTTCTTTCTTGCCTTCGTGTAATGCTGACCAAACTAGGTCTGCCTGTTCTCTGACTGAATCGTGATAGGTATTTGCTTCTGCCACTGTGGCATATGAATTTGAATTTGTCGCACCTGGTGTTGTGATTAATGTTAAACTCATTGTAATTGTATTTATATGTCCTATGCGTTAAAGAGAAAACAAGGCCCATAAAGGGCCTTGTTCAGTGTTATGTATTATACAGTCGCATATGCAACGGCAAGACCTTTGTCGTTGTGTAATGCTAATCCTGTGTACATTGCTACACGAGTAATGTCGGCATTAAAGATTTCTGACTCACCTAATGCTCTAACGTCGATACCCGCTGGAGTACCTTCAGGGTAGATCATTGATAAACCATCATTTCCGCCGCTTTCCATACAGCCTGCGTAGATTGCCTCTTGTGTATTAGCAACGCCACCTTGCTCGTCAAAGCCTTTTAGGTAGTCGTTTCTTAACACAGGAACACCTTCGTATGCAAGGATATTTCTGTTTAGGATCGGTGATGTGAAGTAATCAAATCCAGAACCAGTTGCTCTCACAGCCGCTTTGAATTTGTCAATCACATTTGATGAACACATAATGAAGTCTACTTGACCATCTTTTGAAGTAACAAGATTCATTGCCGCATCAAAGGCACTGAATGTGTTAGCCACAGTTGATAGGTCATAAGCAGTACCTGAGTTTGCAGACTGTTGTCTTAATTCAGGTAAACCGTCAAAACCAGCAGTATCACCAGCAGTTGAGCCTTTTGCTACTTGCTCGTAGGCTTTTCTTGCGATGTTTCTTGATTTAGACGCTACTTGTAGAGCCATTTGATCAACACCACCGGCCGCTGAAGTAGAAGCAGAAAATCTGTCCACGTTCGCTTGACCTAAAAGAGCCTTCATAGCGAAAGTTCTTTGAGTTGTTGACATTGGTTTTGATACAGCAGTATCTGTAGTAAGGTCATTACCTTCTGCAGAGAAACCTACCATACCTGTTGTTGCATCTTGGTTCACGATTAATGAAGAACCTCTCACTGGAATGAAAGGTACCAATTCGTAGAACGGAGCAACTGTTATCACAGTGTCCGCAACACCATCAGCAATTGGATTGTTGAAGTGTTTTACAGCCTGTGTCAAACCCAATAGGGTTGAAGTTGTAATATCAGCCATTTTTTATCTCCTTATGGTTGAATTGTTAATACATAGGCATTATTGCCTATGTCCTTTTCCCAGATCGTCCAGGTATAATCACTACGGTAATTATAATCTTATTTATTGTTTGCTCTTAAACCAGCCTGTATCTTGTCTAAAGAACTCATCTGTGTCTGTTGTTGCACTGGTCTAGTCTGACCTTTTGCACCAGCACCAGTTGATTCTTCAAAAAGATGTCCTGCTGTTTTTTGCAATTTGTTGATCCATTGATCAATCGTCAATGGTTCGCCTTCTGCGTTGTATATTGTTTCACCTTTTGAATCTTTGGCGATGGCAACACCATCTTCGAGACCAAAAGTGTTCTTTGCTCTCAACAACACATCTTCAAATGCCGTCTGTTTCACATTGTGTTTGGCCGCACTTGATTGCACTTGGTTGTCAATCAACACTGTAGAAAGTTTCTGACTGGCTTGTGAATAGTTGTCATTCAGTTCAGCCAATTTCTTCTCATACTCTGCTTTCATCTCTGCAGTTCTCTTTGAAAGTGTCTGTTCAACATCTGTCTCAGGTATTGAACCTTTGGCTTTCTCTTTTGAGTATTGATCTTTCAATCTATTGTATTCGTCCATATCAACATAACTCATCTGCTTTCTCATTTCTTCAAGTTCAGCATTTAATTTTCTGTTGTTGGTTCTAAATTCATCTAGTTTGGCACTTGGCACTGCATTCTTCACATTCAGTTTGTATCCATCTTCTTGTTGTTCATAGAATGAATGTAATGATTCAGGAATTGATTCCAATGAGTCAGTGTAAAGTGTTAGGGGTTGTTTTGTTGGTTCGTTTGATTGTTCTTGTTGTGTTTCGTTAGACATCGAGTCCTCCTTTTGTTAAACACGGTTAACTTTATATGATTTTATGAGAAAAATCTACTTAATTCTGGATGTAGTGCAATTATTTCTTCATTGCTCATTCCATCTTGTATCATTTGTCTCATATGTGTCACCAAGTTCTCTGGTGACGTGACTGGCGGGTGTCCCTCGACTCCATCAGCCAATACAGGTGCTGAAGCGGGTTGCTCCACCGGTGGTTTCAGTGCCTGTAATCTCGCAATTTCTTGTTGTTTGTTATGATCAGGTGGTAGTATCTCACCTTTGTGCAATTGGTAGTACAATGTCTCTTCTGATATACCACCATCTTGATATGCTTTGATCATATCTATCAAAGATTTTGAATCTATCTGTGCCGCAATAAAATCTCTGTTGAGTTCTGCGTCAACTTCATCTATGTCAATGCCCATATAGTCAGCACAATATTTCAATGCCTGAGTTATACCTGCATCAACTGACTCAACAACAGTGATCAATGCTGATCCTTCTGCCGCTTGTCTGATTGAAGTTGTTTCTGCCGTCTCTGGTTGTGCTGTCGGCTTCTCTAATAACCTCGCACCCAGTTTTCCCATCTTGTTCTCTAAGTCTCCAAGATAGTTTCTCAATGAACCAACACCCGCACCAGAAAATTCTAACATACCGACAGTGGCACCTTGTGGTAACATCAACATATTTGTTGAACCAATTCGTAATGGTGTTGCTTCTTTACTCTCTCCACCATAATTATCCACTCCTGTTGCGTATGGTGTAGGTAAACTTGTAAAGTGTAGTGCGTGTCCTATGTCTGCTGAAAATTTGTAATGATTGATGTTGAGATTTACCAAATCTAAAAGTGGTGAATCTTCATAATCACATCCCAATGATGTTGTGTTCACTATGACGAAAGGAATGTAGTCCATCAACCTACCTTGTATGGTCGGTGTCATAATTGGACCTGCTGTCATCTGTTTTCCTTCTTGTGTATAAACCTGTTGAGTGTAGACTCCTTCTTGCAATCTCATAACTCTGTACTGTGTTGAGTATGACGTGTCAAATTCATCATCACCTTGTTGTTGTTTGTGTTCTGCAAGTACCACCATCTCTAACTGATAGATACCATTGTGCATACCCATTCTGTGATTGATGATAGTTTCACCAACATAATGATTGCAATATGGTCTCTTTAGATCATTGTCATAATCTACCAGGATGCCGTGTCTACCAACTGTTAATACTTCTTTAAGGATTGTTTTGGTGAAGTGATTGGCAGTCGTGCCGTCTAGATCTATGTCTTGTATGATTGAATTTAATTCTTGTGGTCTCGTGTATGTTGCATCTCTTCTGAAGACAGAACCTATCAATGCTGACAGTGTTCTTCTCGTTGCATTATAAAATTGTGCTCTTTCTTTGTAATCTTGATATTCATTACGACTCAAACCACTCAATTGTGGTAAGAATGTACTGTCCATAGATTTAACCGCTTCTTCTCCCGAAGTCACAGTTCTAGTCTTTAAAGCCTTGTTGGCCCATTCATTGTATAAAGGGTGTGGTGTGTTTGCTGGCATCTAATTCAATCCTTAATCATATTTATAGTTAATAGCCTTGTAGTGGAATCATCGTTGCCATTTTTGGTCTATCTAATACTATGTATCTCAATGTGTCAGCGTCGTGATCAATTGATTTAGTATTGATATCATCTAAATTGTTTGTATCTCTTGGTAATCCTGACAAGTTTCTCCATAAGTTCTGGCATTTGTTCATAATCACTAATCCCGGTTCATCTTGGTGTTCTGGTATCATAGCGGCAAATCTCTGTCTCATCTGTTGCCAACCAATCTTTCTAGACCCGGGTGCTTTGTTAGATCTAGTCCAGTTTATGTTATTTACAGACATTTCTTCTGCGATTTTTTGGTCTCCATCAAATATACTGTTATCTGCAGGACCTGGTCTCACTGTTCTATCAAAATGTCTCTCTTTTTCTTCAATGGCCCTGGCTATGTCACCCGGTGACCACCTCAATCCTTCCGCAGGCTTGTTGGCCTTGCAACCATACAGTTCATCTACCACGACTATGGTTCCTGGTGTGAATGTCTTCTGTTTGCCATCGATCACACAAGGTGTGTCATCTGCCACCGCATACCACAACACCGAGTGAGGTGCCGAATATCCATAATCAAATGCCCTCTTCAAAATCCAATGTTCTGGCAATCTGAAATCTGAAACCAGATTCCTTGCTGGATCCATAACGTCTGAAAACATCTGTCCGCTTGGTATGTTCCAATCTCCTTCCAGCATAGCCGTGACCAATTCTGTGTTGCCCATACCCATAATCCTTTGCACATATGTGGGATCCTGTTGCATAATGTAAGGGTTGTCATAGATCCTGGCGGGTAGATACTGTCTCAGCAATCCACCTTCTTCCGCGGGCATCTTAACTATCCTTTGATTTGGACACATATCAACCCAACCCGTCTTGAAATAGTTGTGTGATATGCCACCTGGGTTTGAACTGACCAATATCTTTGGAAAATAACCTT